NNTGGCGGACGTGTGACATCACCGTTCGCCTTTCTTGGATCCCTTGTTACTCCACCGCAGTGAGAGATAAACAACCCAGAATGAAGGTCACTGTAGATGTTGAGGCTGACAGCCCATTTTTGAAGGCCCTTCAGAAAGCATTCCCGGCTTTTGAGGTTGAATCACAGCAGGTCACACCTAATGACCATGCTAATGCCAGAGCTTTTTCGCATCTGGCCACAAAGTTAATTGAACAAGAGGTTCCAGCCAACATCACCATCCTGGACGTGGGCAGTGCGCCCGCAAGGAGGTTGATGTCTGACCACAGCTACCATTGCATTTGTCCCATGAAGAGTGCGGAAGACCCAGAGAGATTAGCGAACTACGCCCGGAAACTGGCAAAAACAGCAGGGGAAGTGCTAGACAAAAATGTGTCCGGTAAGATCACGGACCTGCAGGACGTCATGGCAACCCCCGATCTGGAATCTCCAACGTTCTGTCTCCACACCGATGAGACGTGTCGCACTAGGGCTGAAGTAGCTGTGTACCAGGACGTGTANNGGCACGCACCGACCTCGCTTTATCATCAAGCGATGAAAGGGGTCAGGACAGTATACTGGATAGGATTCGACACCACCCCATTCATGTTCGAGGTTGTTGCTGGCGCATACCCAACGTATTCCACGAATTGGGCGGACGAGCAGGTCCTGCAGGCACGTAACATCGGCCTATGTGCGACCAGTCTTAGCGAAGGACATCGAGGAAAAATCTCTATTATGAGGAAGAAACGCCTAAGGCCGAGCGACAGGGNTATGTTCTCGGTTGGGNCAACGCTATATATAGAAAGTAGACGCCTTCTTAAGAGTTGGCATCTTCCCTCCGTGTTCCACCTGAAAGGCAAGAATAGCTTTACTTGCAGGTGCGATACAATAGTTTCATGCGAGGGCTACGTTGTTAAAAAGATCACAATGAGCCCGGGGACGTACGGGAAGACGGTTGGATACGCCGTTACGCACCATGCAGAAGGTTTCCTAATGTGCAAGGTGACGGACACTGTGCGCGGGGAGAGAGTATCATTCCCGGTATGCACTTATGTGCCTGCAACCATTTGCGATCAGATGACAGGAATCCTGGCTACCGACGTCACACCCGAAGATGCGCAGAAACTACTGGTGGGGTTGAACCAACGTATAGTTGTGAATGGCAGAACCCAAAGGAATACCAACACAATGAAAAACTACCTATTGCCGGTAGTGGCCCAAGCTTTCAGCAAGTGGGCACGAGAAGCAAAAGCAGACATGGAGGATGAGAAACCTCTGGGAACCAGAGAAAGAACCCTGACGTGTTGTTGCCTGTGGGCATTCAAGAACCACAAGACACACACCATGTACAAAAGGCCGGATACCCAAACTATAGTCAAGGTGCCATCTACTTTTGACTCGTTTGTGATTCCAAGCCTGTGGTCATCCAGCCTATCCATAGGCATACGGCAAAGAATAAAACTGCTGTTAGGCCCAAAACTCTCGCGAGACCTCCCGTACTCTGGAGACCGAAACGAAGCGCGAGAAGCAGAGAAGGAAGCCGAAGAGACCAAGGAAGCAGAATTGACACGGGAAGCACTGCCACCATTGGTGGGAAGCAACTGTGCTGATGACGTCGATCAGGTAGATGTGGAAGAGCTGACGTACCGCGCCGGAGCAGGGGTAGTGGAGACACCCAGGAATGCGCTCAAAGTGACACCACAAGAGCGCGATCAGCTGATCGGCGCGTACCTGATCTTGTCTCCGCAAACAGTACTGAAGAGTGAAAAACTCACACCGATACATCCACTCGCGGAGCAAGTGACAATCATGACGCACTCAGGAAGATCAGGCAGATACCCGGTTGACCGCTACGACGGACGTGTGTTGGTCCCGACGGGCGCAGCGATCCCCGTCAGCGAATTTCAGGCACTCAGTGAGAGTGCTACTATGGTCTACAACGAACGTGAGTTCATCAATCGCAAGTTGCACCATATAGCACTCTACGGCCCCGCCCTAAACACTGATGAGGAGAACTACGAAAAAGTAAGGGCAGAGAGAGCCGAAGCTGAATACGTGTTTGACGTCGACAAGAGGACGTGCGTGAAGAGAGAAGATGCATCAGGCCTCGTACTAGTTGGCGACTTAATCAACCCACCCTTCCATGAGTTCGCGTATGAAGGACTGAAGATACGGCCCGCAACGCCTTTCCAAACCACGGTCATTGGCGTTTTCGGAGTACCTGGTTCCGGTAAGTCAGCCATAATCAAGAGTGTGGTGACTACGAGGGACCTGGTCGCCAGTGGGAAGAAGGAGAACTGCCAGGAGATAGTTAATGATGTCAAAAAGCAGAGAGGACTGGATGTAACAGCCAGGACTGTTGACTCTATCCTGTTGAACGGGTGCAGAAGAGGAGTAGAGAATCTATACGTGGACGAAGCATTTGCCTGTCATTCAGGTACACTGTTGGCCCTTATTGCCATGGTGAAACCAACTGGCAAGGTGATCCTATGCGGAGACCCAAAACAGTGTGGATTCTTTAACCTGATGCAACTGAAGGTGAACTTCAACCACGATATCTGCACACAAGTGCTCCACAAAAGCATATCCAGAAGATGCACCCTCCCGATCACGGCTATCGTCTCGACCCTACACTATCAGGGTAAGATGAGAACCACGAACTTATGTAGTGCACCCATCCAGATAGACACAACAGGTACCACTAAACCAGCCAAAGGAGACATCGTGTTAACGTGCTTCCGNNGTTGGGTAAAGCAACTGCAGATAGACTATCGTGGACACGAAGTCATGACAGCAGCTGCATCACAAGGACTGACTAGAAAAGGGGTATACGCCGTTAGGCAGAAAGTGAATGAAAACCCACTTTATGCCCCTTCATCAGAACATGTCAACGTATTGCTGACTAGAACTGAAAACCGGCTGGTGTGGAAAACACTGTCGGGAGACCCGTGGATAAAGGTGTTAACCAATATCCCCAAGGGCGATTTCAGCGCTACGTTGGAGGAGTGGCAAGAGGAGCATGACAACATCATGAACGCCCTTCGCGAGAGGTCGACAGCAGTAGACCCGTTCCAGAACAAAGCCAAAGTCTGCTGGGCAAAGTGCCTCGTGCAGGTCCTAGAAACAGCTGGGATACGCATGACGGCGGAGGAGTGGGATACAGTGTTGGCTTTCCGCGAAGACAGGGCGTACTCACCCGAAGTGGCTCTGAACGAGATCTGTACCAAGTATTACGGCGTTGACTTAGACAGCGGATTGTTCTCTGCCCAATCGGTCTCATTGTACTATGAAAACAACCACTGGGACAATAGACCGGGCGGCCGGATGTATGGATTCAACCGCGAAGTCGCCCGTAAGTTTGAGCAACGCTACCCTTTCCTGAGAGGTAAGATGGACTCGGGGCTACAAGTTAATGTTCCAGAGAGAAAAGTACAGCCATTCAATGCGGAATGTAATATATTACTATTAAACAGGCGACTTCCGCACGCCCTCGTCACCAGCTACCAGCAGTGCCGGGGCGAGAGGGTAGAATGGCTTCTGAAGAAGCTTCCCGGATACCATTTATTGCTGGTAAGCGAGTACAATCTGGCGTTGCCCCATAAAAGAGTATTTTGGATTGCACCACCCCATGTGTCAGGTGCAGATCGTATTTATGATCTTGACCTAGGATTACCCCTGAATGCAGGCCGTTACGACTTGGTATTTGTGAACATACACACTGAGTACAGGACGCACCACTACCAACAGTGCGTCGACCATTCCATGAAGTTACAGATGTTGGGCGGTGACTCCTTACATCTATTGNNNCCTGGCGGCTCACTGCTTATCCGTGCTTACGGGTACGCCGACAGAGTCAGCGAAATGGTGGTCACTGCATTAGCTAGGAAGTTTTCCGCCTTTAGAGTCCTGAGACCAGCATGTGTAACCAGTAACACTGAAGTCTTTCTGTTGTTTACCAATTTTGATAACGGCAGAAGGGCTGTGACTCTTCACCAGGCCAATCAGAGGCTTAGCTCCATGTTTGCATGCAACGGGCTACACACAGCCGGATGCGCACCCTCATACCGTGTGCGCAGGACCGACATTTCCGGGCACGCCGAAGAGGCGGTTGTCAATGCCGCCAATGCGAAGGGCACAGTCGGCGTTGGGGTTTGCAGAGCGGTGGCGAGAAAATGGCCAGACTCCTTCAAAGGCGCCGCGACTCCTGTGGGTACGGCCAAGTTGGTACAGGCCAACGGTATGAATGTCATCCACGCGGTAGGCCCGAATTTCTCCACGGTGACCGAGGCAGAGGGCGACAGAGAGTTGGCCGCCGCATACCGTGCCGTGGCGGGTATCATCAATGCTAGTAACATTAAGAGTGTAGCCATCCCTCTGTTGTCGACTGGGGTGTTCTCCGGAGGTAAAGATAGAGTCATGCAGTCACTAAATCATCTGTTTACCGCAATGGACACCACGGACGCTGACGTAGTCATCTATTGCCGCGACAAAGCCTGGGAGAAGAAAATCCAGGAGGCTATCGATCGCCGCACCGCCGTGGAATTGGTATCTGAAGACATCTCACTTGAGTCTGATTTGATACGGGTGCACCCGGATAGTTGCTTGGTAGGCAGAAAAGGTTACAGCATAACAGATGGGAAGCTGCATTCGTACCTGGAAGGTACCCGCTTTCATCAGACTGCGGTGGATATGGCTGAGATATCTACCTTGTGGCCGAAACTTCAGGACGCAAACGAACAAATATGCTTGTATGCATTGGGTGAGAGTATGGACAGTATCAGAACGAAATGTCCTGTCGAGGACGCCGATTCGTCCACGCCTCCGAAAACAGTTCCGTGTCTGTGTAGGTATGCTATGACTGCTGAGAGAGTGGCGAGGCTTCGGATGAACAACACTAAGGCCATAATTGTGTGCTCTTCATTCCCTTTACCGAAGTACAGAATTGAAGGCGTCCAGAAGGTCAAGTGCGACCGAGTGCTGATTTTTGACCAGACGGTGCCATCTCTGGTTAGTCCAAGGAAATACATACCAGCCGCCGCCTCTATGCACGCAGATACCGTGAGCTTGGATTCTACAGTATCCACAGGATCCGCGTGGTCATTCCCATCTGAGGCCACGTATGAGACCATGGAAGTAGTGGCAGAGGTGCACCACTCGGAACCACCAGTCCCGCCACCGCGCAGGCGTCGTGCGCAGGTGACGATGCACCACCAGGAGCTGTTGGAAGTTTCTGACATGCACACCCCGATTGCGGCAAGGGTCGAGATCCCTGTGTACGATACCGCTGTTGTAGCGGAGAGAGTGGCCATTCCTTGCACGAGTGAGTATGCAACCCCCATACCAACACCACGGGCAGTAAGGGTCGTACCCGTGCCGGCACCACGCATTCAGCGAGCGTCGACGTACAGGGTCTCTCCTACACCCACGCCTCGCGTTCTGAGAGCCTCGGTATGCAGTGTGACCACTAGCGCTGGGGTAGAGTTCCCTTGGGCGCCTGAAGATCTGGAGGTACTCACCGAGCCTGTGCATTGCGAAATGCGCGAGCCGGTTGAGTTACCGTGGGAGCCTGAGGACGTTGATATCCAGTTCGGAGATTTTGAAACACCCGACAAAATCCAATTCGGCGACATTGATTTCGACCAATTCTGACTAAGCAGAGCGGGGGCGTACATCTTCTCGTCTGATACCGGACCGGGGCACTTACAACAGAAGTCAGTACGGCAACACGCACTACCGTGCGAAATGCTATACGCCCACGAGGAAGAACGGACGTACCCCCCCGCACTGGATGAGGCTAGGGAGAAACTGCTGCAGGCAAAAATGCAGATGGCACCTACGGAAGCAAACAAGAGTAGGTACCAATCAAGGAAGGTTGAAAACATGAAGGCAGTGATCATAGATAGGCTGAAGGATGGAGCAAGAACCTACCTGGCAGAACAGTCAGAGAAGATTCCAACCTATGCTAGTAAGTACCCGCGGCCAGTTTACTCGCCGTCGGTAGAGGATAGCTTGCAGAGTCCCGAGGTCGCTGTGGCGGCCTGCAATGCTTTCCTGGAAGCCAATTACCCGACAGTGGCTAGTTACCAGATCACGGACGAGTATGATGCCTACTTGGATATGGTTGATGGGTCAGAGAGTTGCTTAGACCGGGCGACCTTCTGCCCGGCAAAATTACGCTGCTACCCAAAGCATCATGCTTACCACCAACCGCAGGTTAGGAGTGCGGTCCCATCACCATTTCAAAACACCCTGCAGAATGTGCTAGCAGCAGCCACGAAGAGAAATTGCAATGTTACACAGATGAGAGAACTACCTACTCTAGACTCAGCAGTGTTTAACGTGGAATGCTTCAAAAAATTTGCATGCAATGGAGAATACTGGCAGGAATTCAAAGATGACCCAATAAGAATAACTACAGAGAACATAACAACTTATGTCACTAGGCTTAAGGGCCCTAAAGCAGCAGCGCTGTTTGCGAAGACTCACAATTTAGTCCCGCTGCAAGAGGTGCCCATGGACCGGTTTGTGGTAGATATGAAGAGAGACGTGAAAGTTACCCCTGGCACTAAACATACTGAGGAACGCCCAAAGGTGCAAGTCATCCAGGCCGCCGAACCTTTAGCTACAGCTTATTTATGTGGCATTCACAGGGAGTTAGTCCGCCGCCTGAAGGCCGTCCTGGCCCCGAACATACATACATTGTTCGATATGTCGGCAGAAGATTTTGACGCCATCATAGCCGCACATTTCCAACCAGGTGACGCAGTTTTGGAAACGGACATAGCCTCCTTTGACAAGAGCCAAGATGACTCTTTGGCGTTGACGGCACTGATGCTGTTGGAGGACCTCGGGGTTGACCAAGAACTACTAGACCTGATAGAGGAAGCGTTTGGGGAAATTACCAGCGTCCACCTGCCAACAGGTACGCGGTTCAAGTTTGGCGCCATGATGAAGTCCGGAATGTTTCTGACACTATTTATAAATACCCTGTTAAACATTGTCATAGCATGCCGTGTACTGCGTGAGAAGCTGACAAACTCCATCTGCGCCGCGTTCATCGGGGATGACAACATAGTGCACGGGGTAAGATCTGACCCGTTGATGGCTGAGAGGTGCGCCAGCTGGGTTAATATGGAGGTAAAGATAATTGACGCTACCATGTGCGAGAAACCACCATACTTCTGCGGCGGGTTTATACTGTATGACAATGTCACCGGCTCGGCGTGCCGAGTGGCCGACCCTCTGAAAAGGTTATTTAAATTAGGCAAACCTTTACCCGCCGGAGACACCCAAGATGAAGATCGTAGGCGTGCATTGAAGGATGAGACGGATAGGTGGGCACGAGTAGGGTTGAAGTCTGAACTGGAAATAGCACTAAGTTCCCGGTATGAGGTGAACGGGACCGGCAACATAGTGCGAGCAATGGCCACATTGGCCAAGAGCTTGAAGAACTTTAAAAAACTGCGTGGACCCATTGTACACCTCTACGGCGGTCCTAAATAGATGCAGAGACACTCCTTCATCTACAGCTCACAACAGTAAACATGAATTACATACCAACCCAGACTTTTTACGGACGCCGTTGGCGGCCTCGCCCGGCGTTCCGTCCATGGCAGGTGCCGATGCAGCCGACACCTACTATGGTTACACCCATGCTGCAAGCACCGGACCTACAGGCTCAACAGATGCAACAACTGATCAGCGCAGTCTCTGCACTAACCACCAAACAGAATGTAAAAGCACCAAAAGGGCAACGGAAACAGAAACAGCAGAAACCAAAGGAAAAGAAGGAAAAACAGAAGAAAAAGCCGACGCNNAAGAAGAAGCAGCAGCAGAAACCAAAACCACAGGCTAAGAAGAAGAAACCAGGGAGAAGAGAAAGAATGTGCATGAAGATCGAGAATGACTGCATATTCGAGGTCAAACTGGACGGCAAGGTTACCGGCTATGCGTGCCTAGTCGGAGATAAGGTCATGAAGCCGGCTCACGTTAAAGGCACAATTGATAACCCAGACCTTGCGAAGTTGACTTACAAGAAATCCAGTAAGTATGACCTCGAATGCGCCCAGATCCCAGTGCACATGAAGTCCGACGCCTCCAAGTACACACATGAAAAGCCCGAAGGTCATTACAATTGGCACCATGGAGCAGTGCAGTACAGCGNNGGAAGGTTTACCATCCCCACAGGCGCCGGCAAACCAGGAGATAGCGGTAGGCCTATTTTTGACAACAAAGGGCGAGTNGTGGCCATCGTGTTAGGCGGGGCCAACGAAGGTGCCCGCACTGCGCTGTCTGTGGTGACGTGGACAAAAGACATGGTCACTCGGGTAACGCCAGAAGGAACCGAAGAGTGGTCTGCCGCGCTGATGATGTGTATCCTTGCCAACACCTCTTTCCCATGCTCGTCACCTCCCTGCTACCCCTGCTGCTACGAAAAACAGCCAGAACAGACACTGCGGATGCTGGAAGACAACGTGAATAGACCTGGGTACTATGAGTTACTGGAAGCGTCCATGACATGCAGAAACAGATCACGCCACCGCCGCAGTGTAATAGAGCACTTCAATGTGTATAAGGCTACTAGACCGTACTTAGCNNACTGCGCTGACTGCGGGGACGGGTACTTCTGCTATAGCCCGGTTGCTATCGAGAAGATCCGAGATGAGGCGTCTGATGGCATGCTCAAGATCCAAGTCTCCGCCCAAATAGGTCTGGACAAGGCAGGTACCCACGCCCACACGAAGATGCGATATATGGCTGGTCATGATGTTCAGGAATCTAAGAGAGATTCCTTGAGGGTGTATACGTCCGCAGCGTGCTCTATACATGGGACGATGGGACACTTCATCGTCGCACACTGTCCACCAGGCGACTACCTCAAGGNTTCGTTCGAGGACGCAAATTCACACGTGAAGGCATGTAAGGTCCAATACAAGCACGACCCATTGCCGGTGGGTAGAGAGAAGTTTGTGGTTAGACCACACTTTGGCGTAGAGCTGCCATGCACCTCATACCAGCTGACAACGGCTCCCACCGACGAGGAGATTGACATGCATACACCGCCAGATATACCGGATCGCACCCTGCTATCACAGACGGCGGGCAACGTCAAAATAACAGCAGGCGGCAGGACTATCAGGTACAATTGTACCTGCGGCCGTGACAACGTAGGCACTACCAGTACTGACAAGACCATCAACACATGCAAGATAGACCAATGCCATGCTGCCGTTACCAGCCATGACAAATGGNAATTTACCTCTCCATTTGTTCCCAGGGCTGATCAGACAGCCAGGAAAGGCAAAGTGCATGTTCCATTCCCTTTGACTAACGTCACCTGCCGAGTGCCGTTGGCACGAGCGCCGGATGTCACCTATGGTAAGAAGGAGGTGACCCTAAGATTACACCCAGATCATCCGACGCNCTTCTCCTATAGGAGTTTAGGAGCCGTACCGCACCCGTACGAGGAATGGGTTGACAAGTTCTCTGAGCGCATCATCCCAGTGACGGAAGAAGGGATTGAGTACCAGTGGGGTAACAACCCGCCGGTCCGCCTGTGGGCGCAACTGACGACTGAGGGTAAACCCCATGGCTGGCCACATGAAATCATTCAGTACTATTATGGACTATACCCCGCCGCCACTATTGCCGCAGTATCCGGGGCGAGTCTGATGGCCCTCCTAACTCTAGCGGCCACATGCTGCATGCTGGCCACCGCGAGGAGAAAGTGCCTAACACCGTACGCTTTGACGCCAGGAGCGGTGGTACCGTTGACATTGGGGCTGCTTNNNTGCGCACCGAGGGCGAACGCAGCATCATTTGCTGAGACTATGGCCTATCTGTGGGACGAGAACAAAACCCTCTTTTGGATGGAAT